CACGTTCACGCTGACGGCGAAGAAGACCTCCTGACCACGAGGGGGCGGCATGGCGATCTCTCTCGGGCGTGACGTTGTGGTGACGTGGGACGGCGTGACCGTTCCCGGCGTCCGCGACGTGCAGGTGAGCGTTACCGGCACCACGCGAGAGATTACGCCCTTTGGCAGCCGGGCGACGTTCTCGTACCACACCGGCTACGGGGTGTCGATCAGCATCGACACAATCGACGACGCCGCGGCTACGACCGCCATCGCGGCAGCCATTGCCGGCACTGAGATCGCTGTCGTCGTCGCCGGCTATTCGTTCTCGGCGGTCGTCGCCAACGTCAACGACTCGATTCCCCTCGACGACGCTCGGGGGTGGTCGATCCAGATGACGAAGACCCAAACAGGACTGCGCACGTGAAAGAGTTTCGAGATGACAAGCTTCGGCCGCCCGCGTGAAGGACTTGGTCCGCGTGGTGCTGCCACCGAAGTCGGCCGACGAGCCGGCCCCGACGGAAGCGGTGCCGTTCGATCTGATCGACGCCGGCGAGATCGCCCGCACCTTCCAAGTTCTCCGCAGCAACTTCTCCGCCCTGGGCGAGACGCTCTACGCGATCCTCTTGCCGGCGATCGAGAAGGCCGGGATCACCAAAGAAGAGTTTCTCGACGCTCTTCGCGGCGAGCCCCTCGAGCAAGGAGGGCTGGCAGTCGAAGAGGAGCTAATCGCTTTTTTCCCCCCGCGCCTCCGCGGCGTGGTGACCTCGCTGTCGGCTCGGATGACGGAGCTGGCCGACGAGGTGACCAAGCAGGCGGAGGCGGCCCTGCGGACTCCTGGGCCGTCGTCTGGGAGTGTGCCGGCATCACCGGACTCGACCCGGACAACCGCACCCTCCGACAGTTGATGGCGGCCCGCGATGCTCGGCTTGAGTCCGATTGGTGGCACACGGCACAGCAGCTCGCACAGTTTTACAACGCGAATCGTGGCCAGGGTAAGCCGGCAGTCGAGGCCGCAAAGTTCAACCCGTTCACGAAGGCCAGACCGACACCGAAGAGAGAAGCGACCCAAGCCGACCTCGAAGAACTGTTCGGCCCCGCCGGAGGATGACAAATGTCAGCGTCAGCAGTCCGCGGCGGTCAGGTCTACGTCGAGATCGGCGCGAATCCGTCGAAGTTGTTGAACGCCCTGCGGATCGTCAACACGCAGATCGGCAACCTGGGTGATGGCTTGTCGAGCGTCGGCCGGACGATGGCATTGGCTGGATCGGCGATTGCCGGGCCGATCATGGCGGCCGGCACCGCGTTCGCCAGTCAGAACGCCGAAGTCCTTCGGGCTCAAGCCTCGCTCGTCTCGCTCGGCGAGGCCGTCGGCAGTGCCGTCGCCCCGGCCGTTGTCGGTGCGTCGAACGCGATCGCCGGCATGGCGGAAGCGGCGGCCCGGTTCGTCCGCGAGAACGAAGACCTCGTCCGCCAGGTGCTCGCCGTCGGCGGGGCTCTGGTCGGCGTCGGGACGCTGCTGTTTACGTTCGGCAAAGGGCTCTCGATCGTCTCTGGCATCGCCGCAAGCATCGGGCCCTCGATCATGTCGTTTGCAAAGATCATTGCAACGGTAGGCGGCGCACTCATCACGATCGCCACCAGCGGCCCGGTGCTGGCGATTGCCGCCGTCCTCGGTGGTATCGCAGTCGCGGCCCGCGTGGCCGGCGTCGATCTGGCGAAGATGGCCGGCTCGCTGCGGGGCTCGTTTGACGGCCCCATCAACGACGCGAAGGCGCTGCTCGCCGACCTGGGCGAGACAACGTCAACGACGATCACCGGGGTTTACAACTCGATCGCGGCCGGGGACATCGCCGGGGCGATCGACATCCTCTGGTCTGGCGTGCAGGCGGCGTGGCTCCGCGGGCAGGCGGCGATCATGGGGGTGATCGATCCGTGGGTGAGTCTGATCCAGAACACCTTTGACGTGCTCGGCACGTACGTCGTGAGCGGGCTTGACCTGCTGTCCACCGATGCCGGGAACGCTGTCCGGAAAGTCTCGTCGGTCGTCATGGGCATCTTCGACGAGCTTGCCAACGGCGTGATGGCGACGTTCGACATGATGATCGGCAACATCCAAAAGGCATGGATTCGGATCACCGGCTTCCTGCAAGGGGCGACCGACACGCAAAGCAAGCTCGACGCCATCGACAAGGAAAACCAGTCGAGGGCCGATCAGCGCGGCAAGGATCGCCCCGGCCTTGCCGCTCGCATGAATGAGGCGATCGGCACCAACGCCACCGAGTCGCAGGCGGCAAGGGATCGCCAGTCCGCTGCGATGTCGGACCTTGATAGGCGGATGATGGGCCGCGAGGACGCCAACCGCCAGCGTGCCGCCGACCGCATGGCGGCGGTGGATCAGGCAAAGACGGCTCTCGATCAGAAGGTGGCCCAGACATCCGCCCCGGATGGAATCAAAAAGCCAGAGACGGGAAGCATGTCTACCAGCATCGCCGGCACCTTCTCGGCGACCGCGGTCGGGCAGATGGGTGGCGGCAACGTGCAGAAACAGCAGCTCGACGCGCTGCTGAAGATTCAGGCCGGCATCGACCAAGCGAACCGCGTCGGTGGCATCGTCGCATGAGGTGGTAGATGGCTCTCACATGGATCGAAGACAGCAGCTCGAGGTCGTCAACGATCTTCCGTCTCGGGCGGAAGGACGCGAGCACCCGTACCCGCGTTTTCAACGTCTTCGGCACCACCAACGAAGACGTGCTCCATGCCGACGCCAACCAAAGGATCTCCGCTCAGTATCAGTACTGGCAGTACCCCGGCCAGCCGACGGTCAAGCTGCGGGCCGAGTCCTACAGCGTCGAGTACCAAGGCGACGACTCGTGGAAGGTCACGATCAACTACGAGAAGATCGGGGCCGACGATTCGACGCAGACGGCACCGCTCAAGCGGGCACGCTCTTTCGACACCTCGGGCGGCACGAAGCACGTCACCGAGTCGGTGACCGGGGCCGACAAGGCAGCGTATGCCGCCGGAGGCACGACGCCGACTTCGATGGGCGGGGCGATCGGCGTCGATGACAACGGAGTAAACGGTGTCGATGTCGTAGATCCGGCTCTTCAGTGGCAGGAGTCCTACGACGTTCCATCCAACTACGTCACGTCGGCGTACATCCGCAATCTGGCGATTCTTACCGGCACTGTGAACGAGGCAGCCTTCCGCGGGTTTGCCGCCGGCGAGGTGCTATTCGTCGGTGCTTCCGGCAGCCACGAGTGGGATGACCAGCGAGGATACGGCCCGTGGTCGCTCTCGTTCAAGTTCGTGGCGTCACCAAATGCCGGAGCGGGGAAGACGCTGCCGGCGTTGACCGTTGACACCATCACCGGGATCGAGAAGGGCGGCCACGACTACCTCTGGATTCAGTTCGCCAAGATCGAGGACTCCGCGAAGGCGCAGATGGCCCGCCGGCCGTTCGCCGTCTACGTGGACAAGGTCTACAAGGACGGGGACTTCTCACTGCTTGGGATCGGAGTCGCATGAGCGAAGGACGAATCCAACCCGGTCCGGTGCGAGGGCAGCTATCCGCCCGTGCGTGGAACCGCGCTCAGGACGCCGCAGACATCGTCCTGGGGCAGCGATCCGACGGCACGGCTGCGGGCCCGTCCGACGGCCCCAAGCCGTACACCGCGATCCTGGCGAAGAACAACACCACCGGCACCGTCAACCGCTGGGGCGTCCTCTCCGTCGCCGGCGTTGTGTTCACGCCCTCGGGTGCGACCGGCAACGCGACGCAGCAGTTCCAAGATCAGCCGGTCTTGAGCGGCGGCCTGCCGACTGGCGGGTCGTCATTCGTGGTTGCGGTCGAGCCGATCGCGGCCGGGAAGATCGGGCGAGTCGCGGTCGCTGGCGTCGTTCAAGCCAAGATCAACGTCGTCGCCGAGTCCGACACGTTCGCCACGGCGAAGGACGGCGACTTGACGCAGCTCACCTCGGCGTCGAGCGGCGAAGCTCAGATTCTCTGGAAAGAGTCCGGCACCGGGGCGAGCAAGTGGGCCATCGTGCGGTTCGGCGGGGCTGGCGGGGCGTCGATCCGGCTCGGGAAGGTCACGGGCACGTGGTCGAAGAACGCCACGGCGAGCGTGACGCATTGGAAGGGCGACGGCTCGCAGGCTGTCACCGGGACCAGCGGGCCGGCGACGTTTACCGCGATCAACCGGGCGCAGACCGTGACGGGGCCGACCGGCGGGTATTGGGTCGGATGCGAGAGCATCGACGGGACGTGGCACCTTGAATGGGCGGAGTGCGTGTAATGCTGCTTGGGGGAAAAGGCGGCTGCCAGCAATGCACGTGCGTGCCGTGCGACGCATGCACCCGCACATGCACCGAGCCGCACACCGGCACCGCGTTTGAGCCTGTCTACACCCGCTTCTTTGAAGGTGTTGAGGTGGGCAATCCAACCGACGGCTACCTATCAGCGTCGGGTGATTCAGACACGTCCGACCCGTACGACGGGATGGACGGTACCGGCCCGTGGTTTCAGCAGGTCGGCGGCGGTTTCAGCGACGGCGGCAGCTACGGCGGTGGGACGCGGTTCCCCTGCACGTATCGGTTTTCTTTCTGGCGCAGCAGCTACACGCTTGGAACGGCGACGATCCCGCCGGCATCAACGGCTCTCACCGAAAACGTCATCACGGTGACCGTGTCTACAGGCGCAGTGGTGTTTCCCGATGGCCGAGTCATTACTTCGGCGGATGGCGCGGTAACGCTTACATCGGTGCCGCTGGTGTCGGGCGGCGCATTGGCGGCCGATCCCAGGACCAACGACGGCACGGTGTCATTCGCTTTGCAGTGCCAGAACACCGAAACGACGTTCAGCGTGCAGGCGAGAATTGAGTGGAACACGCAGAAGCGGCAGCACGTTCTCTATGGGATCGTGCGGGAGTGCTATGAGGACGGGACGCCGTGCGCGACGGTGTGCAGTGGGAGTCCGCCGCCGGAAACAATCTATCTCACTATCAAGAACGTATCTCTCAGCGACGGAGTCACTCTTGATGGGTTTGCGGGAACGTACGCAATGCACCGTATCCCAAACTTTTGTGAGACTTATGCTTCAGAGACTTCGGCAGGATGTACTG